GCCCCCCCCCCCCGCGGGCGCGGCCCGGGGGGGCGGCGGTCGGGGAGCCGCAGCCCCCCGAGCCGCAGTTCCCCGAGCCGCAGTTCCCCGAGCCGACTGCGACGGCGCCCGCCGACTCGGGCGCGGGATGGAGCGCACCTGCTCCGACGTCATCTCCGATGAGCCCGGTCTCCGAGCCGCCGAAGACGTCGAGGATGGGCAAGATACTGCTCATCGTGCTGATCGTCGTCGTCGTCGCGCTCGTGATCCTCACCGTGGTGTGGTTCTTCCTCAACCGCGGGAGCGACAGCTCCGCGAGCGCTCTTGGCTCCGTTCCCACCTGGACCTCATTGATAGGCTGATGCGGAGTCCATCGCCTACTCCCAAGGAGTCCCGTGCCCGCCACTGATCACGCCGTCGCCCTGACCCGTGTCGCCGCCCGCGCCGCCGCAGAGAAGAAGGCGGAGGGCATCATGGCGATCGACGTCTCCGAGCGGCTCGCCCTGACCGACGTCTTCCTCATCCTCTCGGGTGATAACGACCGTCAGGTGCGAGCGATCGTCGATGCGATCGATGAGGCCATGCTCAAGGCCGGAACCAGGCGCAGGTCGCGGGAGGGCTTCGAGGACTCCCGTTGGGTGCTCATCGACTACTCCGACATCGTCGTTCACGTCCAGCAGTCCGAGGATCGCGAGTACTACGCCTTGGAGCGTCTGTGGAAGGACTGCCCTGTCATCGAGCTGCCCGAGGATGTGCCGGCTCCGGCCGATGTCGCGAGTTGAGGAGGGCCTGTTTCTCATGACGCGACTGGTCTTGTGGCGGCACGGTCTGACCGATTACAACGTGGCGGGCAGGATCCAGGGACGAGTCGATATCCCGCTCAACGATGCCGGGCTCGCTCAGGCCTCGGCGGTGGCGCCGGCCATCGCGGCCATGGAGCCGACCGCGATCGTGTCATCGCCTCTCGGCCGCGCCCGGCAGACCGCCGACGTGCTGTCCGCCGCAGTCGGTGTGGACGTGCGTGTCGACGACGCCCTCATGGAGCGGTCCTTCGGCATGTGGGAGGGACTGGAGCGCCTCCGGATCGAGAGGACGTGGCCCGATCAGTTCGCGGTGTGGCGGGCCGGGGGGGATCCCGAGGGAGTCGGGGTCGAGACGCGCGGCGACACCGCCACCCGGGTCGGCGTTGCGATGGAGGACATAGCCGCGGAGGCGGGCGAGGCCACCGTCGTCGTCGTCGCGCACGGAGCGGCCATCACCCTGGGCGTCACTCGTCTTCTGGACCTCGATCCCTCCGCGTGGTTCGGACTGCGCGGTCTGGACAACTGCCATTACGCGGTGCTGAGCAGCGCGGAACGATCCCCGGGCTGGAGGATCGTGCACTGGAACCGTGGTGAGGGCTGGGCGGCCCCCGCCGCGAGTGCGGCGCTCGGCGGGTTCCTGTCCTGAACCGGTACGCGGGCGGGGCGGGCGATGGCACCAGTAGGTGAGGTACCACACGCGGCATGGATTTGCCCGTAGGGGTGTGAAGTCCATACAGTTATCCGCGTCGCCCGCCGGGCGGCGCCCGGGTTCTGCTATGCTTATACTTGAAGGAGGACGATATGTCAGAGATTTATGCTATGCCGCCTGAGACTCGTGCAGGTTTGTCGTTTGATTATTCTGTGTGGTCTGCGGGCAGTGTTATCACGATGGTTAATGTGCCTTTCGACAATACGTATCGGGATATTGTTGACTGGAAGTCGTATGGGCACACACCTTACGCTTATGTCAAGTCTTTCAACAACATGCACAAGGTTGAGATTAACCAAATGACCTACCTTGCGCAGGGCAAGCCGATTCGCATTCCAACGCCTTTCACTAAGGCTAACCAGTACAACTATGTCATGGTTGAGAACCCAGGACGTCCGGTTAACAACATTGGTTTTGAAGGTTACACGCCTAGCGTGTTTTTCTATTTCATCACCAGTATTGACTATATTGCACCGAACACCACGCAGTTGACGCTGCAACTTGATGTTTGGACAACCTATTACCAGCGAATCAATTTCGGTCGTAGTTACCTCGAGCGCGGACATATGGGGATTGCGGCAACCGATTCATTTGACAACTATGGTAAGAACTGGTTAACACAGCCTGAGGGTCTGGATATGGGGTCCGAGCACCAGATCATTCGGACCTATCGTCGAATGTTGGCGGATGTAAACAATTATGATTATATTGTCATTATTGCTTCAACCACCAAATTAGATGAAATGCAGGGCTACGGCACGACCGATAATCCCCGCGTAGATATGGCGACGTCGTCACGAATCGAAGGATTGCCTAACGGTGTTGAGATTTATGCGTGCACCGCGGCGGAATTCAAAAAGGGCATGACGGGCTTGCGGTATTTTCCTTGGGTTGCTCAGGGAATTGGATCAATTACAATTGCGCCAAAGGATATTGTTGATCTTAACGCGGGTGATAAAATTAAGGTGGGGAAAGACACTGGTCAAGGGACATGGACTTGGCTTGGCGATGATAGTGTGTACATTAATCGCAACTATTCGTTAACTGACGCTAGTTTTAGAAACGAATTTCTTTCACTGCTTCCGAAGGAGTATCGGGAACTTAAGAAGTTTGTGACGTCACCTTACTGTATTGTTGAGTTGACGACATATTCTGGTAACCCTGTTGAATTTCGCCCTGAGTCTATTCGTACTGCCGGAATCAACATTAATCAGTATGCTCATGTTGCACCACCTAACCCTTCGTTGTTTTTCACCATTCGTGACTATAACACGATTACCGAATCTGTGATTGTTGAACGTCGTGCGGGTAAGGTGACTAACGAATATGGTGAAGGGTGGGATATGTGTACGGGATATACTTCCCTACCAACTTTCTCTGCCGTCAACAATTCCTCGCTGAACGCCCTGGCTTCTTCGGCACATACTGCGGCCGCTCAGGTGAATAACGCGAAGTGGCAGCAGCAGCGTGCTCAGCGCGCTGCGACGGCGGCGCGGGACGTTGCTAATGCGGGTATTGCTGCAACTCAGGCTGGGGCAGAGAATTCCATGTGGGGTAATTCTGCTATGGCGGATTCTCAGTCACGCTACAACAGCATGAGGGCGACCGTACAGGCTACGCAAGGCGCCATGACAGCGCTCGGCGGCGTTATGGGGCTGAATGGTTCGGCGGCCGGTGCTGGTATTGGCCAGGCGGCTACGGCTGGTGTTTCTGCGATGATTAATAATTCTCAGGCTCAGTCGACGGCGAATATTCAGAATCAGTTGGCTAGTGGTGCTTCGCAGATTTCTCAGCAGCAGCAAAGGACTGTGCGGGATACTAACTATGAACTGGCGCAGTTTGCGGCTAATGGGGATTATGAGGCGGCCATCGCATCGATTAACGGCCAGCGCCAGGACATGCAGGTTATTCCGCCGTCTGTTGTCGGACAGACGTCAGGGTATGTGTCGGCCATGGTCTCGAATGGTCTGGTGATTGATGCTAGAATTAGAAGTGTCTCGCCGGCCGCTATGCGTAGCATTGGTGATTTCTGGCTTAGGTATGGGTATTTGATGAATACTTGGATTAAGTTCCCGAAGACCCTTAGCCTTATGACTGAGTTTACGTATTGGAAGATGGCTGAGTGTTATTTGGTTGACACGACTATTCCTGAGGGGTTCAAGGCCAGTGTGCGTGGAATCTTTGAAAAGGGTGTTACAGTTTGGCGTTCTCCTCAGCGCATTGGTAACACAAATGTTCGCAACAATCGGATTGACAAGACTGTTAGGGTGAGTCTTAGTGAGTAAAAAGGATTATGTGCTTAACGGCATCTACAAGAAAATTATGGCATCCCCACCGTCTTCGTCCGAAGCACGACAGGTGCAACTTGAGCACATGTACCGACGTCAATTAATGGGCAAGTGCCTTTCTCGGTTTACTTGGGAGGGACTGCCTAATGGCATTGATCCCCGGTTTATTGAAGCAACCATTTTCAATAACGGTTACTCGGTATTCTATTTCGACAGTTTCTTTGAATTGTTTATGGCAATGCCTGCAACAATTTCGGGACCGCTGGATATTCAGGACAATCCAACTGGATATCGCGTAACCCGAAACGGCGTTTATTCTCGTGAGGTGAGCGCTTCGGATTCGGTGTGTATATGGGGCAATCAGGTCCGAGAGCCGGAAATCGACGTTGTGCTTTCTTACGCTGCAAGGCTTGCTCAGATTGACAGAACAATCGAAATTGATCTGTTGAATGAGCGCAACCCGATGATTGTTGCTTGCTCGCAGGACCAGCGCCTCACTATCCAGAATCTCATTTCCAAGATTTACGACGGCGAACCCGTTGTGTGGGGCACCGAGAATATGAGTATGGACAATCTCGCCAACACGATAGGTGTGTTCCCGCTTAACCAGAATGCTGGTGCTGGCGCCGTTTCTTCGATCAAGCATATGGAGTCCAAGTCCAAGATTTGGGGCGAAGCGCTCACAATGCTCGGGATTATGAATGTCAATTCTGAAAAGCGTGAGCGCATGGTGGTTGAGGAAGCGGCCGCCAATTCAGGTCAGGTGCTTGCATCTCGTGAGTCGTTCATGAAGCCGCGGGAACTTGCATGTGAACAGATTAATGAGAAATTCGGACTGAATGTCTCGTGCTACTGGGCGGTTGACGACAATGCTGCACCCAACCTTAATGACTATCTTGCTAATTCCAATTTGACAACCTATGGGGGTGACGATGTCAGTAACAACGATAATGCTTCGTGACGTTGTTAAGTTAACCAATGACCACATTGGACTTGACGATTATCCGATTTTTGATGAGGCATATCGAAAGACTCTGAATGATCGAATCAAGAAGACTTATTGGCTTCAAGAAATTGCTCACGAGACTATCGACATCTTTATTTGGCGATTAAGCCTTAAGATGGAACTGATTATGCCCCGGTATAATCGAATGTATCTGGCTGAACTGCAAAACACGGACCCGCTTGAAGGTAACCGTCATTACAGCGAGACCAGTCAGGACGGCAAGTCCCAGAACTCCGGGATCAACCACCAGACTGGTAGCGGTAGTGGCACCAACAAGTCCAAAGGGCGCACCGTGGGCTCGGACACACCTCAGACACGGCTTGCGGGCGATGGGGACTATGCTACGAGTATCAGCGATGCATCTACTTCGGGCGACACTACATCGCGTAACGAATCGGATAGCACGTCATCTTCTAGTAGCAACTACGTCAATAATCAGCACTCGAATTCGTGGGGTTATTCGGGCTCTAAGGCTCGTGCGATTGCGGACTATCGGGGGACTCTACTTAATGTTGATGACCTGGTGATCGCAGAACTAAGCGATCTTTTCATGGGGCTATGGGACACGGATATGCCACATACCCCTGGCGGACTAATTAATGGATACTCATTCGGACTAGGACTTGGAGGATATTATGGCTACTGGTGACGACATTATCGGCTCTATCGACCAAGCGCTTTGGCGCGTTCAGTCTCGGTCGGTGAACAACATTACTCCGTTTACCTATCGCGATGGGCTCACCTATATCGATGTGCTTGAACGAATTCGTAGTAGCGTCATCGATGTTATTGCGTTCACGAATTCGTTCGGGGAGGAGCAGGACAAGATTATCGCCAAACTGAATGAGACGGTCACCAATTTCATTACTGAGGTTGAGAAGACTCATTCAGGTTGGAACAAGGAACTGGATGCAAAGAAAACTGCGCTCGAGTCTCTGATTGAGGACTTCAAGCGGCGCCTTATTGACGCTGAATTCCGTGAGGTTGACGGCAACTACATTGAGGCGCCACTTAAGTCGCCTGCGGGTAAGCGGGTTACGCTGACGACTAAGGCGTGGGGTGATGCACTTAAGGCCCAGAACACGCAGTTTCAGGCTGACATTCAGGGAAAGTTGGATCAACAGCGCAGGGACTTTGACAACCGTTTCCCGGCCTATTACACGAAGACCGAGGCTAACGATATCTTCCTTGAAGACCCCAAACTCACTGAGGGGGTAGTCATTGGTTCGTCGAATGCCACGATTGAAGCAAGCCGCTGGACTGAGAATCTGTGTCGTGAGTTGGGACTTAACCCTAATGTGTACGCAATTGGTGGCGGCGGGTTTACTTCGACGTCTGACAACAATTTCCTGACACAGTTGGATAACGCCAAACAGGGAATGTCTGAGGACAAGCGCCGCAGAACTAAGTACCTGTTTGTGATCGACCTACTGAATGATATTCGGGCACAGAATTCCGTGAGCGATAAAGCGTCAACATTTTTCAGGCTTGCTCGCCAGTACTTCCCTAACTCGGACATTCGAGTGCTTCCGGTTATCTTTAACGAGTCCTCGCTGAATGAGTATGTGCAGATGGCGCGCTCATGTGTTTCCCGGACATTCGAGGTCGTCAATGCGGGCAAGCCCTATGGCGCCGTCGTCTGTGAGGGTTCTCGTGGATGGGTGCACTGGGGAGACGAGCAAGCCAAGTCCTGGGACCAGGGGCCCGATAATGTGCACATGACTGCCTCGGGGTACACGCACGTCAAGGAGCTATTTCAGGTGTGGCTCAAGGGTGGGTCGTCGTGGTTCAACCCTCCGGCGATGGCTCTGCACACGCTGTCTGACGGTACTGTGGCAAAGGACTACAACTACCTCACGTGCGAGCGCGATAGGGACTGGGTTTACATTCAGGGAACATTCAAGGTTGGCGCAAATAATGTGGGATACGATGGTCGACTAATGAGTATTCCTGGGTGGGCGCGCCCGTACGATGGCGTCATGTCACCCATTATTGGAAACGACAGGACGTATAAATACCTATATGTTGCCAAGACAGGAGGAATTTACGCAGGAGATATTCTCTCAGCAAATCAGACCTATCAGGTAAACATGACCTACAAAATCTGGTGAGTAGACAGGAGTAGCCCCCCCCCCCCCCAACTTGGGGGGCGGGTTTTTTTTGGGGGGGTCAGCGGGCGGGGGGGGGGCGGGGCAGAACAAGTTGCGATTAAGGCTATTGGCCAGGTTGAGTCGTCTATGGATTATTCGGCGATCAACTACAATGACCCAATTACTGTCGGAATTGCGCAGTGGTACGGTACGCGCGCGGCGGCAATCCTGAACCGCATGCGTGGCGCTCATGCGGCCGAGTATGGGCGAGTGGACGCAGGGTTCAGGTCTCGGCTCGAGTCGGTGCCGGAATCAGATTCCTCGTGGAACACTTATTATCTCTCTCGTCCAGTTGGCGATAGTCTCAAGCCGTTGCTTAATGCGAGCAAGGACATTCAGGGTGACCAGATTGTCAAAGACCTTGAAAACTATTTCAGTGTTGCTAAGCAATATGGGATTAACCCCGACACGGATACGGACGCATTTATTCTCTGGTGCGTTGCGTATCACCAAGGACCGCGTTACGCTTTTCAGGTCGCAAACCACTACAGCGGCGGAGGCCTTAATGAGATGTATTCTGACATCATGGCTAACGGTGTTCTGGGGCGCTATAGCAATAGATATACTCAAGCCAAAAACATCATTGCTGGCAAGGACACTAGCGGTGTAGGCGAGGGCGGCATTAGTGCAAACACTCCGGGTAATGGCGGGAGTATTGGGCAGAATTCTCAGACGGTAAACGTGTCTGGCGGAAAACTAATTATTAGTGCTGATGACTCGGGAATTCTCACTCTGCGTTCAAAGTTCGGCAACTATCAGATGTACTCCCGAGGCCACAATCTATGGGAAGTAAACCTCAAAGACATTCAGCAAACAATCGTCGGCCAAAACCCAGCCGCCAACGCTGGCGGGGGCGGCGGAGGCGGCGGAGCCCCTACACCCGGCGGTTCGGGCAAGGGCGCGGCTGCGCTCGCATGGGTAATGGCCCGATTGGGCAAATTTGCTTATTGTCAGTGTCCTGGCCGCCAAGACCCCGACAATTCTGGTATCACGGATTGCAGCGGTTTAATGTATGCAGCCTATAAAGCAACTTCTAATACATTTGTTGGCACTTGGACGGGCGATCAATATTTTCGTGGGGCTGAACCGTTCCCGCGCCGTGGTGGTGCTATGACGGCCGCCGAGCGAGCCCAGTTGCGGCCCGGGGACATGATTGTCATGGCATGGAAGTCCACGGGCAGTTACTATCCCGAGACGGACCACGTTGAAATGGTGGTAGACTCAAATACCCTTGTGGGGCACGGTGGCAATCCGCATTATGGTCCAGTAACTAAGTCTATTGATGTTCTCGCCGGCACTCGCTGGTGGACGGTAAGGCGTCACGAATGAAAAAGAAATTCTCCTATTATAGTTTCTCTAATGTACTCTCATATGCGGGAGTATTTAATATGATTATGGGCGCCCGTGGTCTAGGTAAGACCTATGGGGCCAAGAAAATCGTTATTAAGAATGCAATCAACAAGGGCCAGCAATTCATTTATCTTCGCCGTTACAAGACGGAACTCAAGGGGCGTAACAGTTTCTTTGCTGACATTCAGCACGAATTTCCCGATGAGGAATTCCGCGTAGAAGGACAGTATGCGCAGCGCAAGGTGGGAAAGAAATGGGAGACCATTGGTTATTTCATTCCCCTTTCCACTGCGCAAGCGAATAAGTCAATTGCGTACCCAAATGTATACACCATTATCTTTGATGAATTCATTATTGATAAAGGTTCGCTGAGGTATCTCCCTGATGAAGCCAAAGTCTTCATGGATTTCTATTCCACGGTAGACCGGTATCAAGACAGGGTGCGCTGTCTCATGCTTTCCAACGCGGTAAGCATTATGAACCCCTACTTTATTAGGTTTCACATTGAGCCCAAAGAAGGAATTAGCCGTCACGCTGACGGATTCATCGTCACCGATTTCGTCAACAGCGAGCAATTCCAGTCCGAAGTGGCGCACACTCGCTTCGGGTCATTCATCACGAACTATGCCGAGGACTATGCCGACTATTCCGTCTCCAACAAATTCGCAGACAACTATGACGACTTCGTCATGAAAAAGACCGGAAAAGCCAAATACGCATTCTCCCTCCGCTGCCCCGACGGGGAGGTCTCCATCTGGATCGACGGCGGCACATGGTTCGCCCAGCGCCGCCAGCCCCGCGGGGATAGGGTAAGATGGGCCTATAAAGTCTCAGACCTGCGAGAGGGGGAGCGGCTACTCATGTACGGAGACAAAGTGCTCAGCATCATGCGAAGCACCTACCGCAAGGGCAGGCTTTTCTCCGACTCGCCCGAAACCAGAAACATGTTCGCTGAAATCTTTGTCCGATGATACACATTAACCCCACCACGATTGACGTTGCCCTAATTCTCGGCGTCATTTCACTAATCACAATTGCTGGGCGTTTCATCTATCGTGTTACAATCTTTATGGATCACTTATCCACAATGTTGAATGCATGGGATGGAAAAGATGGAGCGCCCAGCGTGCTAGACCGGCTTGAGGATATAGAAGAAAAACTAAAAGACGTTCAATATCACGTCAAGCCAAATCACGGCGGCTCAAGCGTAGACGCGCAAAACCGCCAACTCAAAGAAATCATTTCCTACCTCAAGGAGAAAAACAATGGGTGAGCACGAGTCCCCCAAGCCCCCCTTCATTCCCGACGCATACCGCATGTGGATTTACACCGTATGTGTTGGTGTTCTTGTCTGTCTCGGGGTCTGGGGCATTCTTGACGGTGACAAGATTAGTGCCCTTAATTTCCTGTTCGCCGCATTCTTCGGTGTTGCAGCGTCTAACACGCCGCGAGGAAAGGCGTCCTAATGGTCACCCGAGCACAAATCATCTCCGCAGCCCAGGAGGAGATCGGCTACAGCCGCTGGGCCGACGATGAAGCGGGCACCAAGTATGGTCGATGGTACGCACAGGTAACCGGCTCGCCCAGTTTCGGAGCCTCCGGTGTGCCGTACTGCGACATGTTTGTCTCCTATATCCTGAGCAAGGTAGGGATTAACTGGGTCTCCGCCTACGTCCCCGGACGTGAAGCCCAGGCCCGTCAGCGCGGCGTCCTCATCAACAAATGGGACGTTCGCCCCGGCGACCTAGTCACCTTCGACTGGCAGGGAGACGGAGAGTCCGACCATATCGGAATCGCTACCAGTGCGCCCTACGGGACCAAGATTGACACCGTTGAAGGAAACACTTCGTGGGGTTATTCCGGATCGCAGGGTAATGGTGGCGTAGTCACCAATAAGCAGCGCGATATGGATGACGTTGTATGGGGCATTCGTGTAGTCGACGACAACTCCGCCATTTCCAGTGGCGGCGATATCCGAGACATTCAACGAATCCTCGGAGCCGTACAGGACAACATTCTCGGGACTGACACCGAGAAGCGAATGTGCGCAGTAATCAAGGCCAGCAACTGGGGCGGACGAGAGTTCCCCTGGGGCATCGCCTACACCCAGAGCGTCATCGGCACAGAGCCCGACGGTATCTGGGGCGACGCCAGCGAAGCCGCCCACGATCGCGTCATCGAATCCCTGCAGGCCGCCCTCGGCGTCACCATCGACGGCATATGGGGACCAGAAACCTGGGCCGCGTGGGAGCGACTAGCCCGCACCGCAGAACGCCCATAATAAACAGTTAACCCCCGGAAGGAACCAACCACTTCCGGGGGTTAACTATGTCCTCACATATCAAGTGCTGTCAAATCGACTCCAATCGACTCGAGGCAATCATAATAGAATTTGCGGCATTTCTCTGCACCATTGTGTCCGAAACGCTTAATCGTGTTTTGTCCTGTCATTTTGTCTGAAAAGACCACACGATTATCGGGCCAGCCATAAACATCGAGGCGATAATCAGCACCGTCAATCAGAATTCTATCACACCTAACCGCGATATCGTAGCCAGGCAGTTGATCGACTAGATTAAGTTTCTTGGCAAATTCTCTGAAATGATACATTAAAGTGCTCCCATGCTTTCCAGTCCCATTTCCATTAGTGCTTCGTTTCTTTCACTTAGTGAATCGTAGTGAATAATAGTGCCACTCTCGGTCTCAAACGGGCACCACACTTCCATTGTGTAATCATTAATCAAGCGAAATGCTGTGTAACCACAATAAAGAATGTTGCTACCACCCTGCGTGTAACACTCTCTCATCCCATAACAACGCAACTTTCTTTTAATCGTCTGCGTCAACATCGTCTTCCAACTCCACCGACCACTTCACCATCGCCGCAACAATCTCCGACGACTCCCCAGCATCAGTTCCCTTCAGATACCAACGAGAATCACCCGTGCGCTCAAGAATTATCTGACTCATAACATTCCCTATCCATGTCGCAGATGAAATTTCTCATTGAATAAAACACTGTGTCTGTGTCGCCTATTTCTCCAATAATAGAGAGTGTCTTTTTCTTGTAAATCAATACCCAAGAAATAAAAGAACCAGTTGTTCTTGCACACAGCGTAATCGTTGGTGTTTTAACGATTATGTCTTGTTGGTTGGCCGCATAATCAATTATGTCACCAAGTAGCCATTTAAGTGAATTATCCATGATTAATGATTCCACTTTCAATTCCAGTTTTGCTTGAAATTATTTTATCAATGGAAATTATGTGATAATCCTTCGATCCATTCCTCCAATAATGAATGCGACCAGTATCCCTGTAATAACCAACATGATAACCATTCAGCAACGCATTAGTAATAAAATTAGAAACCTTCCAATTGGTGAGAGTGACAAAATCGTCACCCTCACCATGATGCGACCTACGCCTCACAACCGATCACCAAACCAAGCCAGCATTTCCCATTGCGAACCAAAAACAAACGAATCACCATCAATGTCACGCACCTCCCAATTCCGCGGACCTTTACGAAGAACATAAATCTCATCACCACCATAAGACACCAAGCCCCTCTGACCCGCCGCCCAAGTCTTAACGCTGTACCCTGCCTCCTCATAAAACTTGCTCGCCCCTGCCCCAAGCAATGTCTTGATCGCTTCCATCTCAGTTCCTTCCATTCCGGCGGGTCCGTCCCGCCCCGTTCATGTATTAATAATGCACCCTAGTTCTCCGCCGGTCAAGTTATCTACACGTGAACTAGGCCACACAAACAAATGTCAAGACATAAGCGCCCCTATTGTCCTAACAATAGGAGCGCTTATTAATATACCCTACCGCCGACCTACCACAGGTGACTTACGTTGTCAAGCGAAATCGTGTGATACGTGACACTATTTGACGAAAATGGGGGTGATCTTCGTCACATGAAAGGGGGGCGGTAGGGTATATTAATA